GGATGGTCGGCATAGGTCTTAGAGTCAGAGAGTTGACTCTTCTTTCCTTCCTGGTGTAAAGGGCCCCGGTAATTCTCTCCCGCCACGGGTCTGCCCACGCTGCGTAGTTCATACGTGGACACAGGAACTCCTGTGTAGGTAGAGATGAATTTCTTAGTTTCGGACCGATGTTCCCCGGCCCCGATGATGATGATCTGTTTGATTTCTTTCTTCTTGTCCTCAATTTTCTCGAGGATTTTCGCCATCGTCTCATTGGACGTCCTCACATTTGGCGTGGGCGATTGCTTCTTTTCTGCCTGGCCATCTTCCTTCACTTGTTTTCCTTTCACTTTTGGTCTTGGTGCTCCAAAGAACGCTCTTAGGCCTGTTGATTCCTCGATGATCTTCTTGACGTCGTCGGAGAAGATGAGGTTCTGCAGTTTGACATTGTCTTCCAGCAATTCTTTGCTTTCCTTGAACGGCTGGGTCTGTCTAGTGCACGGAGACGTGGGGGCGTGGTAATCGCCCTTGGAATCCACGACTCCTACGGTCTCGTTTGGAAGAACATCTCTTTTCTCAAGAACGTAAGTATCTTGCCAGTGCCGAGTTGGGTCTTGGGCCCAGCTTTCAAAAGCTTGAACATGGTCGTGGCCATACAATGATTGAGCGTAGTCGAGCATCCAATCCTCATAGGGGCCTGAGTAAGACTCTTTATCGGTGAACGAGCTTCTCCACTTATGGCTCCAAGAATGTGCGTTGTGTTTGTCCGCGAGTGCGATGACTGAAACATCGCTCACGTGATTGGTCCCGTCGATGATTTTCTTGGCCCATGAGCTGATGATAGGAGTGTCCGGGTCAGTCTCAAGGAGAGACATGGCCTTGAGACGTCCTATCTGACTCGCTGTGAACGCTCCGAACTTGGCAGTGCATGGGAATTGGCGCAGGGTGCGTGCGATGTTGGCACAGTTGCTTCGAGAACCATACCAAACTCCAGGACCGTACACTCTTGAAAGGAAAGTGACTTTCTCACCTTCTTTTTTCTCATCAAGAGTGAGGTTGAACCCGAATGACTTAGCGGTTCGGGTCCACAGCATGCTTGAGGGCTCATTTGGAACAACACTTCCTGTGTTGGGAGTTAGGCTATCATCGCCTCCAAAGATGCCTAGTTTCTCCCAGGCGGTCTTTGGATCCATTCCGGCAGCACAATAGACACAGAAGGCCAAGAAAGCAGATCTTATCGTGTTGAGAATTGAAGTGAAAGAGTCGCCAGAG